CTCGTTTGCGAGAAAAATTCCCCGATCAGGTTGCGGCTGAGCAGCGGGCAGATCGTGAGCGGAGGGCAAATCGTGAGGGGGTCAAAGCGTTAGCGGAGGGCAAGCCGTGAACAAGGCGCGAGGCATGGTGATGGCGAATCAACAGGGCCGCTTCCTAAACACAGCGCACAGATGTGCACTTCAAAACACAGCTTTACGGGCCCTGCCGGGCGGTACTTTTGGCTGCCGGCATTGGGCTGTTGGCGGCATTTTCGACCGCTCGTCCTCGCCGGGTTCCGATGCGACGGCTGCAAAGGCCATTCTTCCTGCATTGGGCGCCCGGCAGAGCCCGTAAACCATACAGGAGGACAATATGCCGGCGAAGGTAAAGGCATTGGAAAATCAGACGAAGCATCTGACAAAAGAAGAGATCGAGGCGCGCCAGGCTGCCGAGGAGAGCACCATGCCGGTGCGCGAGCTCGTGCAGCTCAAAAAGCCGCGATTTCTCAGCGGCAACGCTGCCGCCGGCTATTACTGGAAGCTGACGGTGGGGCGCATGGAAGGGCTCGCGATCTTGGACGATTTGGACAGCGAGCAGCTCGGCGTATATTGCCAGATGCTCGCCAGAGCGGAGATCCTTTATCGGCAGAGCGCCGACGCTTCCAAAGCGCTGCGCGATGCCATCAAGACCAAAGACAGCAAGCAGATCGGGTCCGCGCTTGAGGCTGTTGCCGGCGTGGAAAAGACGCTGCAGGCGCTGGAGAGCCGGATTCTGCAATATGCCGAAAAGCTCGGGCTGACGCCGACCGGCCGCGTACACCTGGCGCGCAAGCGCGCGGCTGCTGCGGCTGTGCCGGAAGAAGCGGATGATCTGTTCGGAGACTGAATGTGCCGGAATCGGGCACGGAAGCGAGGAGATTATGAGAAATACGGAACGACCGGCGGCGGAGGGCTGTCTGCTCGGGCGCAAGATAATGGGCAATAAGTGCGAAAACTGCCAGGCGTGCGGCTGGAACCCGAAGGTTGCAGCCGCACGGAAAGAGGCGCGCAGGAAGCGCGAGAGCGAGCGCGTGGAGATCATGCGCTTGCGCGAGGCGAGGGCGCACACCGCGCCGGATAGCGAGGGCTGGTACAGCGTCAAGTGGGCGCTGCCGGAGCTGATGGAGCGCGTGATCGTGACGGACGGCGTGTTCGTGGGCGAGGCGTACTTCGGCCCCAGCGGCTGGACGCGCTTCGGCAAGACGCTGCCGGCAAAAGAACTGGGGATCTTCAAGCCGATTGCCTGGATGTCGCTGCCGCTGCCGTACGGGAGGAAAAGGACATGAGTGACTATGAAAAGCTGCTTGCGGGGCTCAATGCCTGCGCCGGAAGAAGCGGGAAGTGCTCGGAGTGCACCTATGATTGCGGGAGCGCGGAATGCGTGCTGAACCTGATCAGCGACGCAGCGGACGCGCTGGAGCAGCAGAGGGCGGAAATTAACCGCCTGACGGCGGAGAACCGCGCAAAAGAGACGTATATTGCCGAGCACATGGGCGGAACTGCCGAGCGGAACGCAAGAATGAAGCGGGACGCCGAACGGCTGCGCGGGACAACGGCGCACGCCTTTGCCGACGGCGCTCTGATTCTTAAAGACGAGTACACATGAGCGCGAGACCGACGGGGCAGCACCATCCGGTAAGTGTGTACGCCAAGCAGGTGACGCGCGGGAAGCTGCGCTCCATGTGCGGGAAGTACGAGATTCTCGCCTGCGAGCGGCATCTGCGCGACCTCAAGCGGCAGGGGACGAAGGATTTCCCGTATGTGTTTGACACGACACGCGCAGACCGCATTATCCGCTGGTTCGGCCAGTGCATTCAGGTGCGCGGCGTGGACGCGGGAAAGCCAATCGTTCCGGAGCCGTGGCAGGTATTCGACCTGGGCTGCACCTATGGCTGGGTGCATAAAGACACGGGCGCGCGGCGCTTTAACCGCACCTACAACAAGCGTGCGCGCGGCTGCTACAAGTCGAGCGAGAAAAGCTGCCAGGGCCTCTACCACATGTGCGCGGACGCGATCTATCCCCCGTACCACCCGGAGCTTGCGGCGTTTGAGAGTGAGCCGGAGGTGGAGTGCGCGGCCGTTGACCGCGGGCAGGCGATGCGCGTGCTGGGCGACGCCAAGAAGATCGCGCTCGCCTCGCCGAACATCTTAAAGCGGCTGATCGTGCCGCGCTCCAATCCGATCGTGCACAAGACGCGCGGCGGCTTCATGCGGGCGCTGAGCAAGGACACCAAGAATAAGGACTCCGGCGCACCGTGCTATTACATCGTGGACGAGTACCACGCGCACGTGACGAGCGAAATATACGACCTCGGCCTTGACAGCTTCGGCAAGCGCGCACAGAGCCTTCTGGACGTCATTACGACGGCCGGTGACGACGCGCAGAGCAAGCCCTGCTTTACCGAGGAGCGCTATGCCAAGAGTATCCTCGACGATCCCAGCGTGGTGGACGAGAGCTATTTCGTGATGATCCGCGAGGCGGACGCGCAGGACAATCCGCATGATGAGCAAACATGGCTCAAGGCTAATCCCTGCCTGCGGTACCCGAGCGCGTACAGCGCGATCTTGCTCAAGCAGATCCGCGACGAGCACAACGCCGCCTACACCTCGAACGATCCGAACAAGATACGCAAATTCCTCACGCGCCGCCTCTGCCTGTGGCAGACCGGCAGCGTGAACCGCTACTTGGACGAGAACTGCATGGAATTGGCGCGCCGTGCCATGATCGGCCGCGGAGAGTTCGCGAAGCTTACCGACGGGCGCGAGTGCTGGTGCGGATTTGACCTTGGTAAGCGCATCGACCTCTCGGGCGTGGGCGCGGTGTTCCTGCTCGACGACGGGCGCGTGGCCATCAAGGCGCACGGCTTCATGCCGGAAAACGGGGCGCAAAAGCACGAGCACTCCGACCGAGTGCCGTACATTGCATGGGCTAAGGACGGTTTTTGCACGCTCACGCCCGGCGATGTGACGGACAACAGCTTTGTGGATAACTGGATCGCCGCGGGCGAGAGGGTGCACGGCTGGAAGCTCGTGGAGGTCGATTACGACGGGCACAACGCGACTGACCTTGCCATCAAGATGTGCGAGGAGCGGAGCAACGAGGACCTGTGTGTGGAGATCGCGCAGACCTGCGCGGGGCAGAATCTTGCCGTCAAGAGCTTTCGGGAGCTGCTGCTCTCCGGGCGCATCGTGATGGAATATTCGCCGCTGCTGCTGTGGTGCCTCGGCAACGCGATTGAAATCGCCAACAACTATGGCGACATCAAGCTATCCAAAAAGCACAAGGACGACACCGAGCGCATTGACCCGCTGGCGGCGGTGATGAACGCGCTGGGGCGCGCGATGGTGCGGCGGGAGAATCCGACGCTGGGCGACCGGATCGCGAGCGGCACATGGAGCATGTGAATTTGTGCCCGAATCGGGCACAGGAATAAGGAGAAAGCGAATGAAACGATTTCTCGCAAATGCAAAACAAAGACTCCCCACCATTCTTTTGGCGCTGGGAGCCTGCGCCGTTTCCGGCGGCATCGCCATGCTGTGCACGGCGGCCGGCGTGATCGCGGCGGGCGCGTTCTGCCTGACGGCCGGCGTGCTGATGACGAGAGGAGGCGGTGGAGATGAACCGACTTGAACGGGGGTTGCTTGGTGCAATGCGCACAAAGGGCGCGTCCGGCAGCGGCGGTGTGCTGACGCTGCAGAGCGCGGACGGATGGCCGCGCTCTCTTGACTTAAGCTCGACCGAGGCGGCGATGAAGCTCTCCGCCGTGAGCGCGTGCATCGAGATCATCTCCAACTCCATCGCGGAGCTGCCGCGCTTTGTGATGGACGAGCAGAGCAAGAAGCACTTAGACGAGCACTATTTAGGCGACGTGCTCTGGCGCAGACCCAACGAGATCATGACGCCCAAGCAGCTCCGGCAGCTCAATGCCGCGCGCGTGCTGGCGCAGGGCAACGCCTACGTCTGGCTCACACGCGACCGCGCTGGGCACACGGTGGAGATGATCCCCATCCCGGAGGGCTGGTGCTATCCGCGCTTCAGCTACGAGCAGCGGCGCTGGCTCTACTACGCGCAGGACCCGAAAACGGGGCAGCCGTATGTGCTTGACCCTACTGATGTTCTGCACTACAAGGGCTTTAGCCTCAACGGGATTACGGGACTATCCAAGCTCGAGCGGGCGCGGCGCACGATCGAGACGGGGCAGCTGATGGAGCAGTACCAGAATTCGACCTACAAAAACGGCGGTCGTCCCTCCGGCGTGCTGACGATCGACACCGATCTCGGCGGCACGGTGCAGGTGGCGCAGCCGGACGGCACGGTGACGACAGAGAACCGGCGCGACATCGTGCGGCGCGAGTGGGAGAAGTACACGGGCGCGGGCAACGCGTTCCGCACCGCCATCCTCGATAACGGCCTTAAGTATGAGGCGATCAGCGTGACGAACGCCGACGCGCAGTTTGTGGAAAACAAATCCCTGTGCGTGGAGGACATCTGCCGCTTTTTCTGCTTGCCGCCCTACAAGCTCGGTATCGGAAAGCAGAGCTATCAGAGCAACGAGCAGAACAACCTCGAATTCGTGATGCAGACGCTCCAGCCGCAGATCACGGACGACGAGCAGGAGGACACCTGGAAGCTGCTCTCGCTCTCCGAGCAGAAAAAGAGCCATCTGCGCGTGCGCACGAATATGGCCGCGGTGCTGCGCTCCGACGCGAAGACGCGCGCGGAGATTGAGAACATCTACCGCATGAACGGCACCTACTCGGTCAACGACATCTGCGACATCGAGGATCTGCCGCACGTGCCCGGCGGGGACACGCGCTACGGGAGCCTGAACTACATCCCGCTGGAGCTGTTTGAACAGTTGTCTATCGCGCGGAATGCGCGTGACAATCAATCTGCGGGAAAGGAGGAATGACGCATGGAAATTCTGAAAGCTGCCGGACGCTCGGACGGCGCGCCGGAAGTGACCGAAGAAATGCTGGAGAAAATCAACCGCTTTACGCTCCAGCCGCTGACGGCGGAGCAGGTGTTTGTCTTTAAGATCGCCGCCTGTGATGACCAGATCGACCGCGACCTTGAGCGGTTCACGCCGGAGTGTCTTAACGCGCTTGCGCCGATGTTTGTCGGCAAACCCGTGATCTTTGATCACCGATGGAGCGCGGAAAAGCAGACTGCACGCATCTTTGACTCCGAAACGCAGACAGACGGCGGCGTGACACGCCTGATCGTGTACGCTTATCTGCTCCGCTCCGCTTCGCAAGAAGTGACGGACGCCATCAACGCAGGCATCCTGCGTGAGGTGAGTGTCGGGTGCGCGGTCGGCATGAGGACGTGCTCGATCTGCGGCGAGGAGTACTGGAACTGCGGACATCTGCGCGGCGAAACATACAGCGGAAAGCAGTGCTATGTCAATCTGAACGAGGCGACGGACGCCTACGAGCTGAGCTTTGTCGCCGTGCCCGCACAGCGCGACGCCGGCGTGACCAAAAGTGCGGACGCGAAGCTCGCGGCGACTGACGCGGAAAAGAAATTAAGTCTGCTCCGGAAGCGTCTGGAGCTCAAAAACAAAATCATCAAAATTTAGGGAGGATTTTATCAATGTTCAACATCAAGCAGAAGATCTACGACCTCAAGCACCAGCAGAAGGAGCTTTCCGACCAGATGGGCGCGATGCTCGAAAAGGGCGAGACCGGCGAGGAGTACGGCAAGCTCGAAAAGCAGTTTGACGAACTGCAGGCTCAGGTGGAAAAGTACGAGAGGCAGCTTGCGCGCGAGGGACAGTTCGAGGGCGAAGGCGGCGAGGGCGCCGACAACGGTATCGGCAAGGCGTTCCAGGGCGGCGCTCAGACCAAAAATGTCTACGAGGGCGGCATCAAGTCGCTCAAGGGCATCAAGCTCGAGAGCATCAAGAGCTTCGCCTCGGCCGTGCGCAAGACGCTCGTCGAGGGTACCGGCAGCAAGGGCGGCTACACCGTGCCCGAGGACATCGTGACGCGCATCTATTCCATGATCGAGGACCGCGCGAGCATGCTCGCTTACGTCCGCAACGAGCCCGTCACGACCGATTCCGGCCGCCGCACCTACAAGACCCGCGCCCAGTACGCCGGTTTCCAGAGCGTGAGCGAGGCGGGCAAGATCCCCAAGATGAGCGGCCCGAGCTTCGGCATCGTGGAGTATGTGATCACCAAGCGCGCCGGCATCCTGCCGGTGACCAATGAGCTGCTTGAGGACAGCGACGAGAACATCACGGCGATCGTGATGGAGTGGTTTGCCGATGAGGCGGCCGCGACGATCAACAAGAACGTCGTCGCGCTGGCGACGGCGCACGAACCTGTTGCGATGACCGGCCTCGACAGTCTTCTTGCCATTCTCGCCACCGGCCTCGGCAGCGCGCTGCGCGCGATCTCCACCGTGCACACCAACGATTCCGGCATGCTGTACCTCCAGAGCCTCAAGGACGGCATCGGCCGTCCGCTGCTCCAGCGCGACTTTGCCGACCCGATGCGCATGCTTATCGGCGTGGGCGCGGTGACCGTTCCCGTCAAGGTGTGGCCCAACGACGTGCTGCCCAACACGGAGGACGGAAAGATCCCGTTCATCGTCGGTTCGCTCTCCGAGGGCATTTTCCGCTTCGACCGTAAGAGCCTGTCTATCATGTCCAGCGACGTGGCGAGCTTCGACGACAACGGCACCCAGATCAACGCCTACGGTCAGGATCTGACGCTGTTCCGCGGCATCATGCGCGACGATTACAAGATCCGCGACGCGGCCGCGTTCGTCTACGCGGTCGCCGACCCCAGCGCGGGCAAGACGCTTGAGCGCATCCTGATCGCACAGGCACCGACCAAGACCGCCTATACCGCGGGCGAGACGCTCGACCTCACCGGCCTTAAGGTTCTGGCGCTCTACACCGACGGCACCTACGGCGACGTGACCAACGTGTGCACCTTTGATCCCGACGACGGCGACACGCTCGCAACGTCCGATACCGAGGTGACCGTGAGCTGCACGCTCGGCGCTGTCACCAAGACCGCGACGCAGGCGATCACCGTGACCAAGGCCGCGGGCTGAGAGGTGCAAAATGGCTGAGAGACGGGTAAAAGAGGGCTACAACCTCAATCTGCGCCGCAAGGGCAGTCTCAAGGCCGCTGTGATCGCTGTGATCCCGTCCGGCGCGGCTGTGACCGTGCCGGACGGGGACAAGGGCGGCAAGTGGACGCGCGCCGTCTACGGCGACGTTGAGGGCTACGTGATGCGCGAGTATCTCGAGGAGGTGTAAGCCATGAGCGAGCACGACGCGACGATCACGCGGGAGGAAGAATTTTCCGCGGCGATGCGCTACGCCAAGCTGCAGGACGTGATCGCGGAGGACACGCAGGAGGCGGCGGTCGCGCAGGAATGCTTTGCGGCCGCAAAAGAATACCTTGCCGGTACGGGCATCGTGTCGGAATCCGCCTCCGCGGCGCGGTACCGCCTGTGCGTAAACGCGCTGACGCTGCACTTCTACGACCACCGCGACGCGATCGGCGATGCGGAGGCGATGCCCAAGAGCCTGCGCACGCTCATCAACCAGCTCAAGGCGCCGCATCTGTAAGGAGGCGAGACCATGACAGACCCCGGAAAAATGCGCCATCGCATCACGTTTCAGGCGTTCAACGGCACGAGAAACGCCTACGGCGAGCCGCTGGAGAGCGCTGACGCGAACTGGACGGACTTCAAGTCCTGCTATGCCGCCATCGACCCCGTGAGCGGGCGCGAGTTTTATGAGGCGCAGCAGAGCCAGAGCGAGGTGACGCACAAGATCCGCACGCGGTACCTTGCCGGCATTACGCCGACGCTGCGCATTCTGTGCGGCACAAGGAAATTCAAGATCATTTCCGTGCTGAACTGGGAGGAGCGCGGCGAAAGCCTGCTGATTCTGGCGAAGGAGCTGGTGTGATGGCGGGCGCGACGCTCAATTTCGATTTTTCAGAGCTGGACAAATTCAACAAAACGCTTGAGAAGATCGGCGGCGAGGCGCCGGCGCGCGTGGCGACCAAGGCCGCGAAGATCGGCGGGCGCATGATCCGCGCGCGCGCTGTGGCGACCGCGCCGGTGGGCGAGACGGGCGAGCTCAAGGGCGGCATCGTGCTGCACCTGGAAAAAAGCCGGACAAAGGGAAAGCGCGTGTATGACGTGCAGTTTGACCCCGCGAAAAACGACATTTTCCAGAAGCCCATCAAAAACCCCGGCGAGGCGGGCGGCAAAAATCCGAAGGCGTACTATCCCGCGAGCATGGAGTACGGCTTTCTGACGCGCTCCAAGGGCGGAGGACTTTCCTATGTTCCCGGGTATCATTTCATGCTGCACGCGGCCGAGGACCTCTCCGAGAGCGCAAAGAAGACCATGATGATCGCCGCCACGGACGAGCTGGAAAAGGAGTGGTTAAAGAAATATGGCTAACGAACCGATCACAACGCCCGAGGCGGCCGTTTGCGCCGCGCTGGGGACGGTAGAGCAGCTCGGCGGCAGAGTGTACCCGCTGGAGGGGCTGAAATCGGCCGCTGTGCCGTTTGTGATCTACTTCCGGCAGCAGTGGGAGGCGGAGGAGGATCTGCACGGCACGATCGCGTTGGAAAAAGCGATCTTTGAGCTCGACCTGATCGCAGAAACCTATGCAGACCTCGTCTCGATCTCCGGTTCCCTGCAGGAGAAGCTACTGGGACTGAAATGCGAGGAGTACGATGGGCTGACCATCGAGCGCTCCACGCTCCGGCAGACCTCGCCGGACATCCGGGAGCACGAGGTCGATCTTTACCGCAGGATGTTTGTCCTGCAGATCAATTATCAGAAGGAGGAACTTTCTAATGGCTAAATCCAAAGCGGTCGGCACCACCCTGACGATCAACAACAAGGTCGTGGGCGGACTGAAGACCATCAACGGCATCGACGTGAGCGCCGATTCCATCGACGTGACCGACCTCGCGAACTCCAGCGGCTACCGCGAGAAGCTGCCCGGCCTTAAGGACGTGGGCGACGTTTCGTGCTCCGGCTTCATGGACGGCGAGGACGAGGGGCAGGAGGAGTGCTATGACCTGCTCAATTCCGGCGACGTAGTGACGTGCAAAATCACGTTCCCGAGCAAGATCGGCAAGACCTGGACGTTCAGCGCGGGTGTTGTGAAATTCACGACGGGCGCGGACGTGGAGGACGCGGTGACGTTCGAGATCGGCCTTGCCGTGTCCGGTCAGCCGGTGCTGGCGGATACGTAGACGACTGCGGGCTAAGGAGGAGAAAATGAAAAACTGGTACAAAAACGACGACGGCACGGTGCTGCTGCTGCTTGACCGCGAGCGCGAGCTGCGCATGACGCACCATGCGCTCTGCCGCGTTTCCGCGCTGCTCGGCTGCGCGATGACGGAGCTGGAGGACGCGGTGAGCCGCTATGACAAGCTCTCCGCCATGCTCTACGTGATGCTCTCCGAGGATGACAAGGCGCTGACGCCGGAGACGGTGGACGAGCTGATCGCCAAGGCTGAGCGCGAGCGGGGGCTCAAGATCCTTGACCTCATCAATGCGGTGGGCGCGGCGCTCTCTGCCGCCTTTGCCGACGAAGACGCGAAGGACGGCGGGGAGGACGGCGAGCGCCCTTTGCCTGGCGCAGAGGGGACAGCTTAAGTCTCGCGTATCTGCTGGGCATTTCCCGCTCGGAATGGGAGCGGATGACGCCCGTCGAGCTGAACGCCTGCGCCCGCGCTTACGGGCGGCGGCAGGAGGCACAGCGGCGCGAGAAGCAAAGCGACATCTATAATCTTGCCGCACTGATCCGCGAGATGGTATGGGCAAAATCGGCGCCGTCCTTTGAGCGCGTGTTCCCGGAAAACGCGGGGACGGCAAAGGAAATGTCGGACGACGCTATGTACGCGGTCGTCCGGGCGCTCAACGCGGCGTTCGGCGGAACAGAAAGCGGATAAGGTCTTGCACCTTGTCCGCTTTTTCGGAATTTTGAAATCGAGGTGAAGCGATGCCTGTTGTAAAAAATCTGATGGTGCGCGCGGGCGCGGACTTTTCCGCGATCACCAAGCAGGCAAATAAGGCAAAGGGCTCCATGAAGAGCATGCAGAGCGGCGTGAGCAAGTCCTGCAGCGCGATGAAAAGCGCGCTGGGGACGCTGGGCGTCGCCCTCAGCGCGGCGGCGTTCGTATCCTTTGCCAAGGACGCGAAAGCGGCCTACGCCGAGGCTGCCGAGGCGGACGCCAAGCTCGCGCAGGTCATGCGCAACACGATGGGCGCAAGCAACGACGAGATCGCGTCTATCCGTGCGCTTGCAAGCGCACAGCAGGCGCTCGGCGTGGTCGGCGACGACGTGCAGCTTGCCGGTGCGCAGGAGCTGGCGACCTATCTGGAGCTTTCCTCCAGCTTAGAGACGCTGATCCCCGTGATGAATGATATGCTGGCGCAGCAGTACGGTCTTGCCGCAAGCGGCGAAAACGCGGCAAATATCGCCACGATGCTCGGCAAGGTGATGAACGGGCAGACAGGCGCGCTTTCGCGCTACGGCTACTCGTTTACGAAGGCGCAGGAGGAAGTGCTGAAATTCGGCACGGAGGAGCAGCGCGCGGCGGTGCTGGCGCAGGTCGTGGAGGAGAGCGTGGGCGGGATGAACGCCGCGCTGGCAAACACGCCGAGCGGACGGCTGCAGCAGCTTAATAACACGCTTGGCGACATCAAGGAGAGCTTTGGACAGGCAGTGACGAGCGTGCTGACGGCGTTTCTGCCGGCGCTCAACACAGTGGCGTCGGCGCTCGCCGCTGTTGCAACGCTCGCCAACCGCGTGGCGCAGTCCATCGCCAACGTGTTCGGGCAGAAGATCGGCGCGGAGGCGGTGAGCTATCAAGCGGCGACGGCGGGTGCGGCCGGCTCCATGGGGACACTTGCCAAGAATACGGCCGCGGCCGGAAAAGCCGCCAAGGGGCTTTCGACTGCCGGCTTTGACACGCTGCAGAAGCTTTCCAAGTCCTCCGGCAGCGGAGGCGGGGAGAGTGCGGATGTGTCGGATTCCGACACCGCGGGCGGTGTGGCAGCGATCGGCATCGGCGCGCAGGACGCTGCCGAGGGGATCGGCTGGCTGGAGACAGGACTCGGCAAGCTCAAGGGCGCCATTGAGGCCGTACAGGACGCGCTCAGAGACGTTTTTGATCTCCTGACGGGTAAGATCAGCCTCGGCGACTATATCGGGCAGCTGAGCCCATTAGAAACCGTTCTGTGGGGCATTGCGGGGGCGCTCGGCGCGATCGCGGTAGTTAAAATCGGGACTGATTTGCTGGAAAGCTTGGGCAAAGTCGGAGAAGTCATTGGGCCGCTGTCTATCAAAGGCATGACTTTACATGATGCTATGAAAAAAGTATTCGGCCCTGCTTCCGTACTTGCCGGCGTCGGGACGCTCATCGGCGGCATTACGGTGGCTGTGACCAACTTTATCGGAATGTGGAAAAACGGTTTTTCATGGATCAAGGAGACGCTGATGGTGCTCGGCGTGGCTCTCGGTGCGGTCGGCGCGATCATCCTGGGCGCGCCGGCAACGGTGGCGCTCGCGATCGCCGGAATCGTGGCGGCGGTGGCGACAGCGGTGATCCTCATCAAGCAGAACTGGGAAGCCGTCAAGGCGGACGCGCTTGCCGTTCTCGGACAGCTTTGGCAGAGCGTCAAGGATCATCTGGACGCCGCAAAGCAATACTTCAAGGGCTTTGCGCAGGTGATCTCCGGCATATTTACGCTGGATTTCAAAAAAGTCGGAGAAGGCTTCAAGAATATCTTCAGAGGCATGATCAACTTTGCCATTTCGAGCCTGAACACTCTGATTGCCGGCATCAACGCCATTGCTTTTCCGCTGCGCGCGCTGATCGTTGGACTTGGCAAGGTGATGGGCAAGAGCTTCACGCTGGAGGCAATACGCATTCCGAGCATTCCGAAGCTTGCAACCGGCGCGGTGATTGAGGCGAATAATCCGTTTATGGCTGTGCTCGGCGATCAGACGAGCGGGCGCAACATCGAGACGCCGGAGAAGCTCCTGCGGCAGATCTACCGCGAGGAGAGCGGAAACCGGGAGGTAGTCACGCTGCTTGCGCAGATCCTTGAGGCGACAGAGAGCGGAAAAACCATCAAAATCAACGAGCGGACGTTTGGGAGGCTCGTCAACAACGCACAGCGCGAGCACGCCTGGGCGAACGGATAAGGGGTGAGGGCAGATGGCAATACCTTTCAAAGTGGACAACGTGGACTTTTCCGACTGCATCGCGTGGAACGGCTTTGGCTGGGAGAAAAACGACATCGAGCAGGACGACGCCGGCCGCGACGACGCCTACACGATGCACCGCGCGATCGGCGCAAAGAAGCGCAGGACGCCGTTCAAGGGGCGCGACAGACTCCCGTTTGCGCGTGCGCAGGCGCTCGGGCTCGCGCTCGACCATGAGACGGTGAGCATCACCTATCTCGACCTGCTGCTCGGGCAGACGACCAAGACGTTTTACGGCACGAAGATCGCCGCGAGCAGCATCTATCCTGTCGGCGCGGACACGTTCGTGGACGGGCTGAGCTTCGAGCTGGTGGAGGTGTAAGCCATGCTGGAAACTTCGGCACTGTATAAGCAGATCCTCGCGGGAGAGCATCGCTTTGAGCACTATCTGACGGTAAACGGCGTTTCGTACGCCATGAGCGAGATCTACGGCGTGAAAACGAGCGCGCACCTCTACCGCGACGACGCGGTGAATGTGGGCGGCTGCGTGAGCGGCGAGCTCAAGTGCATGATTGCCCCGCACGCGGGAGAGGCAATTCCGACGGCGGCGAGGGTGTGCGCGTTTTTGCGGGCGGTGGATGGGCAGCGCACGAGCGAGTGGCTGCCGATGGGCGCGTGGTACATCGGAACGCGCGATCCCAAAAAGAGCGGAAAGCTGGAGCTGCACTGCTATGACGCGCTGCGCGCCAAGGGCGAGCAGCTTTATACCGTTTCCGGCACGTGGACGCGCACGAGCGTGCGCGCCGCGGCGCAGCGATGCGCCGCACTCATGGGCATTACGCTGGAGGACGCGAACGCCTGGAGCAACAGCGTGTACCTGGATGCGCCGCCCATCAATTACACCGTGCGCGAGGTGCTATCCTGCTGCGCGGCGGCGTCCTGCGGCAACGTGAGCATGTGCTTTTCGCGCTCAGGCGGCGCCATTGTGGAAAAGCTGCGCCTTTGTCCGATCGTGCCCGTCTCGAGTGGGTACGATCTCGGCACGAACCGCAGCGGCTTCGTGCCAGGCAAGCCGTATGCGCCCTACACGCACGTGATCGTGAATATCGACACGAGCGGCGGCGACACGGTATCGCGCGAGGCGGTGTCGGAATCCGACACCGGGCGCACGATGGAGGTGACGCTTTTCTGCGTGACGGACGCCGAGCAGGCGCAGGCTGTGGCGGACGATCTGCTTGATGCGCTTGACGGGTACACCTATCAGCCGTACACCACGCAAAAGGCATGGCTTAGCCCTGCGCTTGAGCTCGGGGACGGTTTTTCGGTAGGCAGCGTGCCGGTGGTGCTTGCCGGCAGCAACGCGACCTTCGGCGCGCTTTATACCGCTGAGATCGAGGCACCGTGCGAGGACGAGATCGAAAGCGAAGTTCCAAGCGAAGACAGTGCCAAACGCACCATTGAGCGCAAGATCGCGCAGAGCAAGTCCGAAATCATGGTCAAGATGGACAGCATCGTACTCCGCGTCACTGATGACAGCGGAGTGACCAGCGAGGTGAAGTTGACCGAAGCGGGTAAAATCGACCTTACCGGGTACGCTACGTTCCGTGGATTGCTGGAAGGCACCACGGTCATTGACGGCGGCTGTATCAAGGCGGACACAAAAATCGAATCACCCGTCATCGTCGGCGGAACAATCTACGCCGGTACGCCTGAGAATATGCTGGGCTACCTCAAAATGGTAAACGACGGCTTGGAGGTCTACAACAAGGACGGCCTGCTGAAGTTCCGCATCGGCTATACCAGTTCCGATTTTGATTATCCGTACATACAACTCGGATCAGGAAACGGCGGAGGCGCCAATTCTCGCGGCATTGTGAAAAAGTTTGTTGATGGGTTATGGATTGGAAACGGAATTGCTATTGATGATACCGGAAACTTCTCTCCGCAAGCCGGCTACAACGGCATTTTCGTAAAATTTACGGATGGCAAGACCTACGTTGTCAACGGCTCCAACATGATGAATGTATACACAGGTGACGCCATCGCACGATTTGGATGAGCAGGAGGTGATGGGGCTTGGCAGTTAGCCTGACCGCAAAAATGAGCGCCCGCTCCATTACGGCGACTGTATCGGGATTGAGCGGGGAGCATACCGCCGGACGTACATTTAAGTGGCGCCTGGACGGCGGCGCTGTGCAAACCGAGAAAGTCCATAGCGCGATAACCTCCTATACGCACACATTCTCACTGGTGCGCTACGCATCCATCCACACCGTCACGGTTCAGATCAGCGATATCAAGGATACGGAGCAGTTTTACTACGGCACTGTGCAGGTTGCCGACTCCCTATCACTTTGGTCGTGGACGGCCTCCAACGGCTCTGCCACGGCAGAGCAAGTCAAGGCGGCATATGCGGCGGTCACCTCAAAAGGCGAGACATACGATTTCAGTCACCTTGTCTGGAACGATCTTGCGGATAACATCTTATCCGCCCTGATCGCCTCCGGACTATCGTGGAGCAGCATCTATACGAAATTGGCTGATGCCAAAATGACCGCTGCCGGAGATGCGCTGACTGCCAAAAGATTTAACAGCCTCGCTAAAAATCTGCGTTATCCGTGGATGTACTGGGCTTGCAAGCCTGCGCGTAACGGGTATCTTGGTCGGCTGGCTGTATCCTCTGGCGACATCGTGTATGGTGCGTACCTCCTGGAGCTTGCCCACATCCTCAACGTCATGGTAGATGCCGCCGGGGAGCTGGGTGCTGGATATGCCGATCTGATGCGGCACAGCAACACCATTGCTATGCAATCCTTATGGAGCGCGAAACTCAGAGCGCCTGCCGCAGACCGCCTCTCGCACGGTAATGCAATCAGCTTTTCTGGCCGTCAGGCTCTTTCTGATCCAGCGTCCAGACGCTTGAGCGTGTCCAAAAATATTGCTGTATCGGACAGCACGGGGCTATCTGACCCGCACTCCAAATGGCTGTTGCTCCGCAGAGTGATCCTGCCGACTGCTGACCTCACCCTGGTCGCAGACAACCAGCGTGAGCTGCAAGGCGATGCCGTGATCCTGGTGGGGACGGATATTGTGCTTGTCCCTGTTGGCTCCTATCCGCTCAACGTGCTGGCGGCAGTACGCAGCGGCACGGACATCGCACTTGTCCCGGCCGATGTCGGCAATATGATCGCCAACATCATCTCCGCAACACGGGCCGATACCGCGCTAACTGGCTCACCGTCTACAGCCCTGCAAGTCGTGCTGTGCATCGCGATCACGCCGGATGTGGCGCTGGGGGCTGACGCCTCCGCCCATATCGCAATTACCGACACGCCTGCCTCACGCATTATAAGCGCAAGACTATCCGCTGATGCGTCTGCCCATCTCGCAGCTTCCGTATCCGGAGCACTTCTGCGCGGCGATGTGGCCATGACGGCCTATACATCCGCCAATATGGGCATATCCAATGTGATTCGCGTTGCGGTGGAAGGCTCGTATGTCTCGCTTGTGGCACCCAGGGCGGCACGGATGGGCATCACCAAAACCATTTCGATCTCTTCGGTGGGGTCGGATGTGCAGATGATCTCTCCATACGCTGCAAAGATGGCCATCACGGACGCCGTAACGGTATCTCTGGCAGGCTCCTCGGCGGCACTGTTCGCGCCCGTGGCGGTTGGAATGGCTATCACCCAGGCGGAGGAGATATTGCGTGCGTCGTTTTCGGCTGCCATGAGGTCTCCGCTGGTCGCGCGTATGGCAATCGACGCTGCAGAAGCTCTTTCTGCCGCATTTGCCTTTGACCTGTCCGCTGCGCAAAGCGCCCACATGGGCCTCAGCGATACGGCGGTATCTGCGGCGCAGGGCAGCTTTGCTCTCAATGTGCCGGATTCCGTTGGCCTGTTGGTAAGCGTTGCGGAGCGGCTTGGGCTGACGCAGGATTGTGCGCTTGATACGGATGCCCCAGCCCCCATGGCTGTCTCCGGCGGCAGCGTGAGCGCCATAGGCACGCAGGCCCTCGATTCGCCGGAATGCGTGTGCATTGCGATGGTTGGCGGGATTCGCAGCGTGTGCGATATGGGCCTTATCGCAAAACCAGTGGTGGAGCCGACCAGCGATTGGGTGATTGCGGATGGCACAAATCTCAAGATTTTCAGAACCTACTACAATCGGCTGGATGATTCTGACGGCACAAAACTGCTGATAGATAATGCATATTACGTTGAGCCGGTGCAGGTAGGGAGCAATCTGACCATCACCAGCGAGGGCTACAACGATTACGGATTGGAGGGAGCAAGTGAAAACAGCACATAATGTGAAGCTGCTGAACGGCAGCAAGCAGGAAGTGAGCTACACCGGCGTGGAGACCGTGACCATGCCGGGGACTGACGGACAGGACAAGGTATTTACCGCTGGTGCGCCGATTGACGCACTTGAGATTTCGCCGGACTTTTCAGTGGGGGATATGCCCCTGGAGGCGCCGGAGGGCTATGTGGTGCGCGGCGCAACCATTAAAAAGCCGGATGGCGCCGAGCAGGTCATTGCCAAAGGGCAGACAGTGGCCGGTATCGCTGGCGAGTATGTCACTCCTGGAACAGCCAAAGAGATTGAACCGGATTTTTCGGAGGGAGACCAGACCGTGACCGCCGAAGGGGACGAACGGTGGAGCGAGGTGACGGTCAAAAAGCCGGAGACGCTGGTGCCGGGGAATATCCTGAACGGGGTTGAGGTTGCTGGGGTTACTGGAACATTGCGAAACACGGATATCGGTTTGATAATGAACGGAACTGCGTCTTTTGTAGACACCTCTACTGCACAATACGTAAAAAGTGGTTTTTTCTCCGGATTCTCCAACTTGGAATATGTGTCTTTAGCTCAATGCTCTTATGTCGGAAGTTATGGATTTTATAGTTGCACAAGATTATCGTATGTTAGCCTGCCGATATGCGAACAGATACACTATAGTGCGTTTTATAGGTGTATTTCCCTGTCTGCAATCTACATCCCAAACTGTACGAGCATTTGGAATTTCGCATTTATGTATTGCTCAACGCTAGAAGCAGTCGACATACCGAAATGTTCATATCTGGGAACACAGGCGTTTCAGTTCTGTTCTTCGATCCAGAACGTTAATGCACCAGATGTGAAATCTATACCGGCCGGATGCTTTAGTGGATGCTCTAACCTAACTACATTCACAGCAGGTAATATAGAGTCAATAGGTTCGTATGCGTTTTACAACTGTACAAATCTGTCTAGTGTTGACACTGATAATTGTAAATATATTGGCAGCTATGCGTTCTATGGGGCGAATGCTGTAAGTATTGATACATCTAATTTGGTGAACATAGGCAGTAATGTTTTCAGTTCAGCTAACAAATACGTATACACATCAAGCACCGGCGGGCGATACTACAACGATATTTGCCTAAGTGCAGGTATGAACTCATCTGGAATTATGCAGGGCACAAGATTAGTTGCTCCATATGTGTATGGTACTACGGCACTTAATTTTGGAAATACTGTTATCTCTTTGCCAGACTCAATCGAGTACATTGCGGATTGGGCTTTCTATAATCAAACTGGCATTAGAATTATTGGAGACCTGCCTAATTTGAAAAGAATAGGGAGTTGGGCATTCTCAAATTGTGGCTATTTGGCTTCAATAAACCTTAGCATACCGAATTGTAGTTATATAGGCAATGGTGCTTTTTCAAGTGCCGGGTGGTATTCCGCATACCCCCACAGTCTGTATGCACCAAATGTAAGTTACATCGGTGACCATTGCTTTATGAGTTGCTCTCAGAAGTCCATTTATCTTACACTGTCTTCAAAGATAATCGTCGGCGCGAGTGCTTTCTACAATTGTATAAAAACCCACATCAGCAATAGCGTTATTACAATTATGAGTGATGTGAAAGCAGGTACGTTTTATAATTGTGCGGTAATCAACCCCGTTGTCAGTTTCTCGAATACACAATCTATTCAGAGTAGTGCTTTTTATGGATGCAAATCGATTCCGGCTGTAATTTTCAACAATAGTCAGATTTGTTCTTTGTATACATACGCTTTTTACGGTTGTTCGTTATTATCTTCGGTTTATCTCTTGGGGTCAAAAGTTTCACTTATGACAACCAATGTTTTTACGAATACACCTATGTCGAATGCTACTTATTTAGGCAGATTTGGGAGTATTTATGTGCCAGAGTCAATGTATTCTGTTTACACTACTGCGGCTTACTGGTCTTCTTATTCGAGTAGATTCGTGAGTATGACCGACGAAGAAGTAGAAAACTTTTTGAATTCATGGGAGGATGGAACAACATGAAACTTCAAATTCTCATCCCGCAGCACAAAGAAACTGACGACATCATCAAGCCCCTACTGGACTCCATCGCAATCCAGCAGAATGCGGACTTCAGCGAGATCGGCGTTATCATCTGCAACGACGGCACGGACGTGCGCCTGTCGGACAAGCTGCTTCGCTCCTACCCCTTTGAGGTGCAGTACCACCTGGAGCCGCACAGGGGCGTCAGCGGCACACGCAACGCCTGCCTGGACTACGCCACGGCGGACTATGTGTGCTTCTGCGACGCGGACGATATGTTCTTCAACGCCTGTGGTCTGTACATCATATTCCGGGAGATCGACAACGGCGGCTTTGATAGCCTGGTGAGCGCCTTCGTGGAGGAGAGCCGCCATCCGGTGGACAAGGCTCCGCTTTACATCAATCACGACATGGACAGCACCTTTGTCCACGGGAAGTTCCACCGGCGGCAGTACCTGCTGGATAACAACATCCGTTGGAACGATGCTCTGACCATCCACGAGGACAGCTATTTTAACTGCCTCTGCCAGAAGCTGAGCCAGAACGTCAAGTATTGCCCCACGGCGTTCTATCTCTGGAAATGGCGGGACGAATCGGTGTGCCGCCACGACCCAAAGTACATCCTGAAAACCTACAACAATATGCTGGACAGCAACACCGCATTGGTGGAGCAGTTCATCCAGCGGAAGCGGCTGCCGGATGCGCAGTTCTACGCCGTCTCCATGATCTACGATGCCTACTTCACCATGAACAAGGCAGAGTGGCTCAACCAGGAGAACCAGGCGTACCGCAGGGCAACGGAACTTCGCTTCAAGCGGTATTACCAGCAGTTTGAGACGCTGTTCACAGCCTGCCCTGACAACGTGCGGGGGCAGATCATCATGGGCATTAAAAACCGGATGTTCGGCGAGGGTTTGCTGATGGAGACGCAGACCTTTGACCAATGGATATCACACATCAAAAAAATGGAGGGTTAAATTATGGGATTCACGACTTCTTACGCAAATACCATCCTCACCAGCCTGTTTTCCGGCGCATACATCGCGCTCACCACATCCGCCCCGACTGCGACCACCACTGGCAGCGGATTGGCAGAGCCGCCCACGGCTGCCGGATATGCCCGTGCTGCGGCGGCAAACGGGAATTTTTCAGCCACGAACAGGACAATTAAAAACGGGGAGTATGTATATTTTCCCGAAGCAACCGATTCCTGGGGCACCATCACGCATATGTGCGTTGTGGATAGCCAAAACAGAGGCAGCGGAAACCTCCGCTACTTCGGCGCGCTCAATAACTCGGTCCCTGTTGCTGCCAACACTGTTCCGCTGTTTAAGCCCAACACCATCAACATCTCGCTGGACGCGGATTAAGGAGGCCAAGCGTATGCCTAAGTATGTGGAGCTGTCCATTGACGGCGTGATTCATGAGAGTGAGATTTTCGGCGCGGCTATGCCCAGGGATACGCCCCAGGGCGAAACCGAAAAATCGGAGGACGAGGAGGAGCAGACCCGTGAATGAAATCATCGTTGCACTTATCACCGGCGGCGTGACGCTGGCGGGGGTGCTGTTGAGCAATCAGAAAGCGCAGGCCGTCACCGACACGAAGATCGAGGAGCTGACGCGCGAAGTGCGGGAGCACAACAACTTTGCCCGCCGTATGCCGGTGGTCGAGGAGCAGATCAAGGCCATCAACCACCGCATTGAAAACTTGGAGAAAGCAGCAAAATGAAAAAGCTGCACACACGAAACAAAATACTGGCGATCGCTGCCGCTTTTATCGCGCTCTTTATCGCATATACGCTTATCGTATATACGATAAAGGGCTGGCAGTGGGATGCACTGTTTGAATACGTTCTTGGAGCCGGAGGGATCGTGTGCGGCTTCACGGCGGTCATTGCGATCGCGGACAAAATCGTAGGACGAAAAGATAAGGAATGATGTGCCCGATTTGGGCACAGGAAAGGACAAATTATGGATATCAGAACACTTATAAGTATCATCTTTGTGCTGTTGATCCCGGTGTTGGTGGCGCTGACAAATATGTTTACCAACATCGTTAAGGGCTTCGGAGCGTGGTTTGTCTCGCGCGCCAAGATCATTGCCCCGATCGTGGCGGAGATCCTGACGCTCGCGTGTACGGTGGCGTATCTCCAGATTACCGGCACGGCAATGACCTGGTACTGGATCGCCGGAGGTGCTGCCATCGGCGGAATCGTTGCCTATGTCGCGATGTTTGGCTACGATGCGCTGTATGAGGAGCTGGTCAAGTATCTGCATGGGGGAAAAGCAGCATGAGAAAAGAGGACGATTGGGTATGAAAATCAGACAGCATTTAGCCAACGCTGGAAATATCGGCGGATCGCGCAGCGCAAGCGCGATCAAGTACATCGTGATCCACTACACCGGAAACGACGGCGATACGGCGGACAACAACGCCAAGTATTACGCTGGCAGCGTCGTCAAAACGTCTGCGCATTACTTCGTAGACGCAAAGGAGATCGTGCAGTCTGTCCCCGATCTGCGCGTGGCGTGGGCGGTCGGCGGGAACAAGTACGCAAGCTGCTCTCAGACGGGCGGTGGCAGGCTGTACGGCAAGTGTACCAACACGAACAGTATCTCCATCGAGATCTGCGACGCGGTGCGCGACGGCGTGTACAAGCCTGCGCCGGAGACGGTCACGGCGGTTCTCGATCTCACGCGCGAGCTGATGAAGAAGTACAACGTACCGGCGGCAAATGTCATTCGGCACTTCGACGTGACGGGCAAACTGTGCCCGGCATATTGGGTAAATGACGCGGTATGGCGCTCGGAATTTTGGGACAAGCTCAATGCACCGGACTATTACGGCATCCTTCAGCAGCGCGCGGGACTGGAAAGCACGACGATGGCTTACCTGAGATCGTACAAGTACGGTGACGATCTCATTCGCAAGCTGGCGACGATGAAATAGTGTAGGCGGTGTCCGATTTGGGCACCGCCTTTTTTGTTGCCATTTTTGTTGCCGTTTTTGTGTTTCAAAACGATAATTTTTGCGCTTTGTTGCAAATAAAATTTCTGAATTAGAACTTTTTGAAACGTGAAAAAAACCGCATAAACAAAAGAAAAACCTTAAAACCGTTGTGGCTTCAAGGTTTTCTTCTATGGCAGCGGGAGAAGGATTCGAACCCTCTGAAAAATCGGCAAAAATGCTGATATATCAATGGTCTTTTTCTTTAGTTGCCGTTTTAGTTGCCGTTTTTGAATTTGAATAGAACTCCGCAAGCTCTTTTTTATAGCGCGAAATGTCGCTCTGGGCGATATGCGTGTAGATCTCGTGCATGGTGTGGAGATCTGCCCATCCGCCAATTTCGGCAGCGATATTTTCGGGCATGTTGAGGTGAGAGGCGAGCGAAGCGAAGCTGTGACGCAGGCCGTGGATTCCGATATACGGCAGGCCGGCTTTGGCGCAGACCTTCTTCAGGCCCTCGCGCAGAGAATTCTGACGCATATCAAGCACGGGGCCGCTCGGCTTTCTGTCGCGCTCGATGGCCGCCGACAGCTCGGGGATCAGAATCGGGACGTTTCGCGCCGAGGAAACCGTTTTGTTTTGTTTTTTTCTGACGTACCTCCCGGATTCGTCCGGGACAACCGCACCGCGCACGGTGATGAAATCTGGCTTTGGCGGGATATCCTTCCAGTCGAGCGCGGAGATCTCCGAGATGCGCATTGAAGATAGTGCCAGGAGCGCAGGGACGGCATACGGCGTATCCTTGACGGAGTCGACAAAAACGGGAATCTGCTCAAAAGTGTAAAACCTCGGAGGCTTGGGAATCGCTCCAGGGAGCTTTACAACAGGCAGCTCGCGACCCTCCACGGCCTTAACCGCTGTCCGGATGAATCCATATCCGTTTTTGACTGTTTTCGGTGCAAATTTAGCCGACTCTGCATTGACGATGCCTTGCCACTCGTTGTCTTGAATCTCGCCGATTGCGCGCTGCATGACGCTCTGGAAACGGTTTTTCTGCACGATCCTGCCGTAGCGCAGCGTGGCGGGGGAGAAGACATGCGTTTTGTCAGCAAGGTACTCGTCGATGATCCCGCTGATTGTTTTGGATCCCGGCTGCGGCTCGGTCTGCTCAGGGAGCCGCTGCGTTCGCTTATATTCAAGTTTAATGGCTTCTGCGTCAAGCAGGAGCTTTTTCTTGTCCCAGTCTGAAAGCGTAATTTCTTCGCCGCCCAGGCGCAGGCGAATGAACCACTTTCCGGACGAAACTTTTTTGGGTGTCGGCAATTTCATAAGCACTCCTATGCAAAACGGTGTCGGATTCCGACACCGTTTTTATTTTTATACTTTCCACTTGTGGCCGCAGCCGAGACAGGTGACGATGACCTTGTTTTGACCGATCGCGCCGCCAACGAGTCCGACCGGTCCCGCGATAAACGCGCCGGTGATCGCTTTACCGGCAGAGAAACCTTTCTTTCCGGCATACAGCTGCGAGCCGCCACAGCGCGGGCACACGAGCTTCGGCTCGGAAATGTCCATAGAGCGCGGCTGCTGTGCGGCATCGTATGCGGCCATATCAATACGCAAACCACGGCTCGCGGATTCGCCTAAATTGTCTTTTAGCGCATGCTTCCTTTTCTGTTCCTGCCGTACCAAAAACACAAGTAACGCTATTATCGGTAGACCAAACAGGACGAATATTACAATTGCTAAAATATAGTCTGAGTTCATGATGCCCTCCTGCGTACCAGATTCCTACATCGCTTTTATGCGTTTACGTTTCTATTCTTCCCGTAAAATATGCGACCGCTTTTCAATATCTTACGATAGCCGCATTTGAGCGAAAATTCTTTGTCAGGGTGTGTGCAGCTTTTCGCGTCGCTGCACTCCAGATAGCGGCTGCAACAGTCAAATTCAACCGGCATGCGGTCAATAACGGCCTGCATTGCACATTCTGCAAGCGATTCGTAATTTGCTACCTCGGAGAAATCTGCAATGGGAAATTTTGTGTACTTACCATTTCCCGCTAAATGCCTATAGTTATTCAATCTTTGTAAGATGGGCGTTGGAATAGAGATGTATTTTTTAGGCTTTCCGCCGACCTGCAAAATAACGTCATCGAAGAAAATGACGGAATAATATCCGCTGTTTTTTCTGACAAAAAGCTTGTTAAGCGGCAGCTCGTTTTCTTTCACTATTTTGGCTGCGGCCTCTTTTAAAAAGTTTGCGGCATCTTTTTGAGGATCCGAAAACAATTCAATTTGTTCCATAATCAGTTTCCTTTTCCGGCAAGCGCCATAAACGCAGCTTCATCAATGATTTCGATGTGTGCCTTTCCTTCTTCATTGATCCGCAGGGCATTCTCTTGCTTGGAGCTTAGCCCATCGCTGCCGACAAGATCAATATCCTGCGTTCCAACGACAAGGTAATTCGTTTTCCGAGAAACCGCAGAACGCACAATAGCGCCGCAGTTTACTGCGATTTGATAGGCGGCTTCGCGTTCAAAGGAAAGCGCACCGGTAAACACAATGCATTTGCCGTACAGCGGGTTATTGGGGTCGCACTCGCATTGAGGGGTATATTCGGGCGCCTTTACCATTCGAGGGACACTTTTCTTTTTCGGCCTTGATGCAAAGTGCTCCTGCGGAACAAGCTCTGAAAAATAGCGAGCAGTTACCCAATAGGCCTTTACCAACAGCTCCCACAAAGTTTTTACTTTGCAAAGCTTCATCGCAACGCAAACAATTTCTGCCGTTGCCGTTGCATCGGAAAGTCCATTATGGTGGTTATCAAGCGTAATATGAAATTCCTTTACACAGTTATCCAAAGACTTTGAGCCTTTTACAAACGGGGAAACAATGGAAATCGAGTCAGCATAAATAAAGTTTGGTATTTCAGCTTTTGTCGAAAGACGCAGAACCGACATATCAAAATGAGCATTATGCGCGATCACCGGAATGTTTTCTGAAAAGAACGGCTTTATTTCTCTCCACACCTCATCCATTGTCGGCGCATTTTCGGTTAAGTCCGGCGTGATTCCGTGGACGTCCATGTTATGAACGTCAAAGCGGTTAAGCGGGGGGCGAATGTACGATTCGTAATAATCTGCGATTTGGAAATCTTTGATGGCAACGATCCCGATCTGGCATGCGCTGTCATTGCTGCGGGTTGCCGTTTCAAAATCTATGACGATAAAATCGGCATCAACTTGATAAGCGTTATCCATAACGTCAGCCACCTTTAGTTCGCTTTCTCTTTTTTCTCTGAATCCGCAATGAATTGGATGTAGCTGATTCCGGCTTTCTTTTCGCCGTCGGAAAGCGCTCGATATTTCATCAATAGCTCCATTTCATCTGAAGATAAACCAGTATCTTCTCCGAGCAATTCAGAAACAGTACATTCAAGATGTTTTGCAAGGTCTTGAACACGGTCTATTCCCGGCATTCGATTTTCGTGAATTAAAGCAGATATCATGTTTTTCCCAGCGCCGCTTTCTGCGCATGCGACAGTTGGCGATGTATTTTTCTCCTTACATCGCCTTTTTACATTTTCAACAAATTTTTCCTTATCCATTTGTGCAATCACCCGATAATCACGAAAACAGGATAAATTATATTGACAAATCCCGAATACAGTATTATTTTACAACTACAACTTGTACTTGTCGCGTTGATAATAACACGGCGGCAAGCAAGCTGTCAAGCGGTGCGGCACGGCGCGCCGCGCATTCCATTGCCATGGGATTTCCTCATTTTTACACACCATCAAACCCGACAACCAGGTCGAAGCGGCTGCCGTGCCAGCCG